TGTGCGTCAGATGGCGTGGCGCCTTCATGTACTTGCCATTGCCATTGACTTGCTGTACTTGTGATTAAACTATATTTTATAGTAAAGGTAGATTCTGTTGCACTGTCAATTTTTGTTTTTATATCGGTGATTTCAGAATCTGTAAATCTTGTTCTTAGACCTCTAACTGCACGTACTACTGTACCATTATCTGGTATTGCTTTGTTTAATGTGTAGTTCTTTGAACCGTCAGATAAAGCGGCAGAACAAGTGATAACTTTTGCCCAAGTCATATTTGTGCCAACTTGCAATTCAAACATATCTCCTTCATATATTGTCGCTGTAGATGAAGGTATGTTAGTGTTAATCACCATTGTATCACTGGTAGAAACTGAGTATGATAATGCAATCGCAACGTTTACTGCTACATTATCTTTGTTCTGATAGAAGAAATAATTTAAAAGACTTGGATGTTTGATTGCTTTTGTAAGTTCATTTCTAATGAAGTTGTCACTATTACCTTGTGTCTTATTATATCTCAATGGCATTTTTATTGTTTCATCTTCTACAAACAATGTACCGTCTGAACCTGTTACACTTAGATTAGAGTGATGACCTAATACGTCATCCATCTCAAAGAAACGAGAGTTTCCTGCGAATGATGTATTAACTGATTTTAATTTTCTGACAACATTAGTACCAAGTGTTAATGGGTAAACATTATAATCTTGTGCGTTTACCATTCTATCTTGTGAGTAATAACTTCTTGGTGCAATTCTACGTACACTTGCGTATGTTTCACCAGAGTAGTTTTCAGTAAAGTCTCTAGTACTTGTTAGTGTAAATGTTAATCTATAAACTCTATTATCAGTAGCAACGTATGGAATTGTTATTGTTGAATTTGTAATATCACTTGCATTTACAGAGAAGTCATCATTGTCTACTTTTCTATACCAAGTTCTGTATCCACCTGATGCGGCGTTTCCAAATATACCATCAGGATAAGTAAGTTGAATTGAGTTATTGTCTAATGTAGTGACACTTACTATATCGCCTGAGCCACTTCTTAATGCATTGTAAATTGCAGTTTCACGTGTGTTATTGTCTACTTTAGTAACACTAGAGACATACTGTTTTTGAGAATTTATTTTTTGTACCCAAACGTCTGTGTGTGATATATCAATGTCTTCAACTTTCGCTATTCTGTTAGAAATTACAGTACTATAATTGTTATCTTGTAACTGTAATGTTCCTGCACTAGCGTAAACAAAGAAACCAGTTCTGTCACTTGAAGAACCTAGGTTGTCATTTCTGTTTATGATTGTAAAGTTTTTATTAGCATTTGGCTCATCTTCATAAATTGTTGATGTAAGTTTGTCTGCAACAACACGAACTGCCTCAAAGTTTCTGTTTGCACCTGAGATGTTTGCTCCGAAAGAATAATTTATATTCTTTGATAATGTGTCTTCATTTATTTCATACAATGCATGTTCTACATCTGCGATTGTTAATTCTGAAGATGGGTTTTGAATTTTTGTATTACCAGCGAATGAAGAATTTAGAATACTAATAAAGTTTTCATACCAATCTGCATTGTTACTGTCATTCCAGTTAATAGTTTTGCCGGCGAGAGAGACACCTTCATTATCTTTAACTGCTTCAGTAGTTGAAACGCTGGAGATTTTCATAAAACCTTTTGCGTTGATTGGTCTAGTTTTATTATAACCTAGAGATTTAGCCATCTGAAGAACACTTGCTCTACGTTCTGCTGTGTCCATGAAGTTTTCTCTAGTGTTCATGTCTAATCTGAATGATAGACTGTGTCCTAAATATGCAACCAAGTCTAAGATTGCGATAAACTCAGAACTCGCTACGAAGTCATTAAATTTCTCAGGATAAGTTTGTGCTGTGTAATCTAGTAATGCAGTTCTAATGGTATCGAAGTCATATGCTTTAAGACTGATGTTTGAATAGGCAGTATATACCGCTGTCCAACTTTCACTTGCGAATAGATTGTCTGTACGTTCTTGGCTCATATCGTTCTCTCTGTTATTCTCTGTCTAAATCTATATTTAATTCTACTGGCTCGTTGAACGGTAGAATTTCAATTTTCAAAATAGCATTTATTGTGTGGTCAGAGTCTGCTACTTGTATACTAACAAATTTGCATCTCGGGTCATCATTTATAATATTGGTTAGGTCTTCTTTAATTAATTCAGTTGTCAATTCAGTCAATGGCTCAAACGTCATCTCATGTATAATCGACCCATAATTAGGCAACATGACACGTTCTCCCTTTCGGGTCATTATTTGGTTCATCAGGTCTTCAATCACTAAGTCTTTATCTTGTAACTCGTGGTTTATCGCCTTTTTGTTTTTGGTACTGAAACCGCTGTATAACGCCATAACTCTTTTTTTCTCTGTAGTTTATGTTACATGTATTTATCTCCACATAATATTCGTAGTTTTAGATTGACAAATAGACTCAATTCTGTTATTATAGTACTAAATAATATTATTAAACACAACTAAGGATAAAATAATGCCAAATTTAGTACCAATGGTCGTTGACCAGTCAACAAGTGGAGAGCGTAGTTATGATATTTTCTCTCGTTTGCTGAAAGAAAGAGTTATATTTCTGACAAGTGAAGTAAATGACTATCAGGCAGACTTGATTTGTGCCCAGTTATTGTTCTTAGAAGCAGAAAATTCAGAAAAAGATATTCATTTCTATATCAATTCACCCGGCGGTGCAGTGACTTCTGGCATGGCAATATATGATACTATGCAGTTTATTTCATCTCCAGTATCAACTACTGTGATGGGTCAAGCGTGTTCTATGGGTTCACTACTTGCTCAAGCAGGTGCTAAAGACAAAAGATATGTATTACCGAATAGTCGCACAATGATTCATCAACCAAGCGGTGGTGCTGGTGGACAAGCAACTGATATGGAAATTCAAGTAAAAGAAATTCTTAAGATGAAAGAAAGACTAACTGGAATATATGTTTCACATAATACTGCTGGAAAAACATTCGAAGAGTTGACTGAAGCGATGGAGCGAGACAACTTTATGTCTGCTGAAGAAACTGTTGCTTTTGGACTAGCAGATAAAGTTATAGATAAGCGTTAGAATCCAGGAACGTTACTAAACATTTTTGAAGTTTTCATTTTTCTTTGTGCTAGTTTAGTATCTACTTTGCCATTCTTCTTTATATTGCTTTGAATTTCATCTGTGATTGAGTACCAATCTTTTTCATTTATAAGTTTTATAATTGGACTAGTTTCTATAGTGCTAACACCTTCATAGTAAAAGTGATACAATAACGCATCATATTGTGGCTGTGAAATCTTTACAGTAATGAATTTCTCTAATACATTACCTATGTTTCTTAATTGTTTTTCTAAGATAAACTCTGCCATGCCTTTTGTTATTTTACCAACAGAAATATCTACACGAGTAGAAGCAACAGTGATATATCCATAATCAACTTCAGTATCTGAAATTTTATAATTATATCCAACTATATTATCTTTAACAGTGAGTGATGGTTTGTTATCAAGTATAATAGCATTTTTACTCACAGGCGAAAAAGTCAAATCATTAATATTACTAACTTGTACTCTTATATGCGATAGTATATAAGTTGGATTACCATTCTCGTGGTATCCCGTTCCTAAGAAAGTACCATTGTCCGTTATGACATTTAATGGCATTTGTATGTAATTTAGTAATGAGCCGGGACGTTTATCGTATATCATTTTGTTAATCCTGATTTATCTAAGCCATCATCACTAGCCATTAATTTTGCAAAATTACTTGTGTCTGGGTCTTTAGCATGTGGTCTAATAAAAGGTTCATGTGTTGGCAGTTCAGATACAATTGTTTTTTTAAGTTCTGTTGCTTCTAAGTCTTCTATATCTGGCATATCACTAGTTAAGATAAGTTCTGATTCTGGTGCTAATGGTCCGTTTAGATGCAATACTCCATAAGTTGATACAACACAATTAACACCAACATTAATATTCATTCCTGCTTCACTTTGTAAGAACTGTGTTCCTGTACTTCTTAAATGTAGTTCTTTATCTGTGTTAATTTTAGTATTACGGAAACTACGAATGTTTATATCTTCTCCGGCTTCCATGTTTATATTTTTGTCCGCTCGTAAGTTAAAATCTTTTTGAGTTCTCATGTTTAAAGAGCCTTCAGCATACACCATGACTTCACCACCAGCACCGATTTCTACCCATCCAGAACCAGTACTATTCACTATGTAAATAAAGTCGTTGCCGCCATCACATGTGATTGCCGCACCAGAAGATGTTGTTATCTTTATTTGTTCTGCATGAATTGTACCGTCATCTGCAATACTTCCGTCATCTATAGAAACAGATGAACCACCAGATGTTTTGAAACCCATAACTTTTGCATGTTGCACTGTCTCATATGCCGCATCTCTGTAAGAACTTGTCGTTGTTGGTCCTCTATGTTCATCGGACAACGTGCCTTGGTCAGCAAGTATTTTATTGAACGCTGAGTTGGGGAGTTCAGCACCGTCTACTTCTGTATCTGTTACTTTTGTAAAATCTTTCATAACAGAAACATCCGCATAAGCACCTTCGCCTATACCACTGCCATCAACTTGTGGATTTCCTAAAGGACCACCAGCAACTATATCTACTACTGGGTTATCGATAGCAAACCAATATGCGTCTTTAGTAGAATCAATATCTGCAAAAAAGACAAGCACAGTTATTCCCGTTTTATCTGGAACATTAAATATAGATGAACTTCTTGCAAGTTTGAATATCGTTGGATTATCAGGACTTTCTCCTAATGCTGGAATATATGCCGCAATTCTTCCTTGTCCCATAGGGTCAATTAGTGATTCGCCAGAAGGTGTTTCTGTGACTGTAATTGCTTTGTATATATTGCCCAACTTAGGAACCATTGGGTTTGCCATTTTAGCATGTTGTTCATCTTGTGATTGTTTTAATGTATTATCTGCCATGTCAATTATTCTCTTTTATCTTTTATATAAAACTTTGGTACAGTCATTATAACCTTTAGCGGTCCGCCATCTGAAGTTGATGGTGGTGATGGCGTTTCGGCATAAACATCAGGAAACAATTTTGCAATATCTTGCATCAATGTCTCGTGGTCTGCAATAACACCAGGATACATTTCATCATAACTATTTGTATATAGTCCAAATTCGTTACTAGGATTTTTAATTGTCTGAGTATCACCATTTGCATCTACATATGATATATCTGCTAAATTATTGTAATCATTTACTTCATATGGACCAAAGTCATCTGTACCCGTAAATCGTGGTACATTTTGAGTCATAGCATCGTATATCGCATTTGCTTGATTTATTTGCTCTGCTTGATTTGTAGTTGCATTATACATTGCTAACTGGTCACTTGTGGCATCGGATGGTGGAATAAGAACAAATTCACCAGTAGATTCTTGTTTCAAAAATGAACGTTCTGCCGAAGTAACTCCACTATTAACAGGTTCCATTATTGGAACATGCGTATATGTGCCTGCTTCTCCTGGTATAGTTCTTATATATGATGCACTTTCAACCGATAATGCTAATTCTTTTTCAGCAATTTGTAATTCTATTTCTCTTTTTCTGTCCATGTCTGCTTTAAGTGTGACAGGATCCAAATTGGGATACATGTTTGCCACAAGATTTTCATGCTCACTTTTTAATGTTGCTATTTCAGTGACTGTTTCGTTTGCTATAACTGTTTCGGCTACTACTCCTCTGTTACCCAATTTAGAGTTATTATTAATAGTATTAATTGCTGTTGCATACCCCTCAACTTTTTTAAATTCTGTGTCTGACAGTACACTTATTCTGCCTTCATTGCTAATCTTTTCAGCAATCTTTTGAAGCATCTCTGTTCTTTCGGCCTCAGATACTGTTATTCCTGCTTCTTTTATCTTTTCATCTAAGACTGTCGCACTGTTTTCAAACCACTCTTCTTGTTTCTTTTCTAAAACTTGTCCCGTGAAGTCTCTCGGCCACGTTGTTGGATATGTTTCAATAGCCTCATTGATTACACTATTAATCTCTTCATTCAACGTCTTAACATCTTGTGTTTCTGTCGCTGTTAGAGTTCCAGTTTGTATCTTTTCTATTTCAAGTCTTCTTGTCTCTGGATTAAAAACCCTTGCTTCATTTACAGATTCGTTTATTATATCACTATTATCAGATACATTACCAATATCAACTGCTGGCATCTCACTGTTAACAAATGATGATTTGCCATTTATTAAAGCATTGTGTCCTACTGATGACCACAACTCGCCAATTTCTTCATTTTGTAATTCTTCTACTATTATTTCTGCGTTTCTTTCTCCATAGAAACTCTTTGCGATTCTGTCAATCTGAAACTCTTGGTCATCTTTTCCAGTTATGGACATTTTTCCACCAAGAGCATACTCGTATGCCGCTATCTCATGTAAACCAAGATTAAAGTCTGCGTTTGTATCACCATCAGCGATAACTCCATTAAAATAATCTTCTACTGCTGTAATAGTTGCTGGATTTCCAACATCGGCTTCTGTTAAATTTAGAGGAAGCGTTGCTAGTAAATCTGCTTTAGTTTTATGTAGTTGTGTACATACAGCCTGGTTGCCACCTGCACATTCGGCTCTCATATCTTTAACATTTTCTAAATAAAATAATGCTTGATTTTGACGATTCGTATTATCTAAGAGTTGCAGGTCTGGATTTATTTGTCCTAGTTTTTGTGTTGGATTCACTTCTACTGTTGGATTATTAACTTCATCAAGTATTTCCATCTGTTCATCGGAATTTTCAATCATATCTTCCGCAACTTCTTCTGGGTCTTCAGTGAATATACCACTAACAGTTTCGCCAATAGTAGTGAATGCGTCACCCACGAACTTTTTAAATGTATTATCACTTGGAGTTTTATTGACTCCTAGTCCATAAGCACCACCTAATGGGAACCCATCATTTCTCTCCATATGATTTGATAAAGCCATATCTACTGCAAGTTGTTGGTCAGCGGTAAGAGGCACTTTTGTTGTACCAGTTTCAGATAGATTACCATTACCGTTACCAGCACCACCGGCTGGTCCTTCAGCGCCTGTGCCTGCTACTACTCGTA